CGGCCACCTGAGCAGAGGCAGACACGGTGTCGCCGAACTTGAATACGTGCTGCAGGTACCAGTCGTCATCCCCATCGATCGCGTCGGGATCAAGATAGTCCAAGGCCATGGCCATAGCAGAAGAAAAGCACATGCGCTCCCCGTGGCCCGTCCTGCTGTCCCTCTGGTAGAAGTATGGCACATCCAGCGGGAACGTCAACTCCTCCTCCACGGCCCCTGGAAGCTCCTCTATGGCCTCTGGAAGCCCCTCTACGTGCCCCGAAAGGTATCCAAGGCACGCAAGGTCCGCCTCTTCCTGGCGACGCCTTGTGAGGCCAGGCATGGGGCCATTGCCACCCTTATTCCAGCGGGGCATTTCTTTTTGGTACACCCAGCAACGTGGCTCATCTGCCAGCAAGCGCTTACGCAGAGTTGAAGTCTCTAGAGCGTAGGTGCCCACGTTAAAGGTGAAGCTGACAAGAGCATCGAATTCGCTCTGGGTCAAGGGGATTGGCAGCAGGTTCTCGACTGCCCATTCAAACCCCTCCAGGTCTTCCCGCAGCAGCGCCTCAGCCTGCTCCTCGGTGATCGACATGCCAGGATGCACCTTGCTCGTGTGGCCATAGCCAATCGTCCATGGCTCTCCCCCTGTCCCAGGGTCTGGGTACGCCGTTAGACGCAGGCCCTCGTGAGCCTTGATCATCTCGACACCGTTATCAGAGGTTTTCATCGCCCAGTAGAAGCTGGGCTAGGATGCCGATGGGTATAATAGTAGCGACGTCAACCATTCTTATCATGGAAACCGCTGCCATCGTCGGCCTGGTGCTGTTCCTGGTCTCCGAGATCCTGCCGTATACTCCCCTCAAGGGCAACGGCATTGTCCAGCAGATCCTGAGCACCGCTCGCGAGATCTTCCCTCACGAGAGCCACACCGAGACCAAGTGAAATACCGCACCTTTACGGTAACCGAGACCCTGCAAGCGCTGACTGTCGAAATCATTCGGCGCTTGTGGGATCAAGGTAAATACAGGGACAACAAGTGGCTCCGCTTGTGCCACGACAACTGGATCGGCGTCTGGATTGACTGGAAGACCCAGGCAACCATGATAAACGTTGATCAACAAGCAAAAGATTTAACACCTCCTCCGGAGGTCGTCAAGCCGATATACTGGGAAGAAGAGGAAGGCGAAACGCCACTAGGAGGTACCATTCGCTACAGCTACAGATTCGACGAAGATAACGACGCTTGAGGCTTGTCAGATCCTGTTCAGAGGACAGTCCAACGTCAAGGTGATGGCAAACCGCCTGGGCATGTCCCTTGAGCACCTGCAGTCCCTGTTTCGCGGGTACTGTGATCACAATCCTATCGACGAAAGTGTCTGGCAGGCTGACGTGGAGATGGGGTGGCCCTGGGCATGAACAACTATAAGACCGACTGGCGCGATCAGCTCCGCCACTTCTCCAATCTGGCCTTCGTCGGCTCGTACCTTTGCTTTGAACGCGGCATGGTACTGCCAGGGGCATTTTGCACCGTAACTGGTGAGCTGCTACTGGCCCCCAGCGCAATCAAGCACCGTTCGTGGAGCACAGTAGCAGTTGGCGGGGTGTTCCTGGTATTAGCTTTAGGAACGATCAGCAGATCACTTTTTGGCTGAACCCTTCTTCTTCATGTTCTTGAGAAAAGCAGGGGGAACCTTCTTGCTCGCGGCCTTCTTGCTGGCTGCGGGCTTTTTTGCTGCAGGCTTCTTGGCGGAAGCCTTTTTGGCCCCGGCTTTCTTGGAATGTCCGTAATGTGCAGGCATGGTCTTAGTGGCTTTCGCCGTAGAAAGTGGTAACGGCATAGTCTTCCTTAAAATGGAGTGTGTAGCCAGTCGGGAATCCAACTAAGGTGGTTGTCGAGGAAGCGAAGAATCCTCTTGACAAAGCGCACTGTTACAGGCTTAAGTATTGCCTCGACAGCAATAATTGCCAATACAGTGTCGACAAAGTTCTGCAGGTGCGTCACTTGCGTCCAGGAATAGGGGCCATCAAAGCAAGGATGACCGTAACGTACGTTTCTGCGGCTCGCTGAAACCTGTCAGCGGCATCTTTTGTAGGCCGGAAACCGAGGAAGCTAAGGTGGCCAACCATGAGAAGGCCTAGGAGCCCTAGTACCCAGGTGGCCTTGTCAGAGGGGCGGTTCGGAGTTGTCACCACTTTACACGATTCGCCCAATAGGCTGCCGACATTTTACCCTTGGCGATGTTCCTGGCGTGACGAGCCTTGAAGCTGGCACGCTTCTTTTTCATTCGGGCAGATTCTCCTGCCTTAGGCTTTCCGGCAGTCTTAGCGCCTTGCTCGCCGAACCTAATGGTCTTGATCTTGTCGCCCTCTTTTGCCACCACCACGTGGGACTTAGTAGGATGACTGGGAGTGCGCTTTGGCTTGTTATAGCCAGAGACACCGGCACGAGCCAGCCTAGAATCTTTCTTTGAGGGCTTCTTTTTGGCAGCCATGATTACCTCCGAGCGCGTTTACCGGCTTTTCTTGACTTCTTAGTGTTCCCGACAAACTGCTTGCCGGTCCTTGAAGCCTTGCGCTTCTTGGCGTCAGTAGCCTTTGCCTGCGACTTGCTCAGGGACTTCCAAGCCTTGTCGGGCAGGTAGCGAGCTGTCACCTTGCGACCCTTGCTGTCGGTACGCTCAGCCTTCTTTCCGTCACGGGTGCGCCACTTCTGTGCGGTCCACTTCCTGAGTGAGTTGCTGGCCTTCTTAGGGCCACGATAGCCACCACCGTCTTTCTTATAGAGGTTGACAGCCAGTTGCGCTGCGCGTGCCGACCACTTGCCACCAAGCTTGGCCTTTGCTTTAGCCTTTGCCGCGGCCCACTTCTTTGGGTCTCTTCTACTCGCAGTGCTCATGGTTGAATCCTGTAGGCCCTAGGGTTCCGTTAACAACTTCACCTCAGACTGAAGTATCCTCAGCGCCATGTCAATGCTTTGCAGTTGCTGGTAAGCAGCCCAGCCACCCGCCATCAGCGAAAGGATCAGCGCATAGGCGATCTCTTTTGGAATGGTCACCCCTTGCGACTTTCCTTTCTTTTTCTTCTTAGCCACGATTCAGGCACTCCAGGTAACGCCTGTCAGCAGTGTGTTCAGAAATGCCACTCTCTATCATCGCCTGCCTTTCCGCCTTGCAAGCTCTGATCACATCAACACCGGCTCTTACCGGCATCGCGACAAGCAGAAGAGTCAATACAGCAGCCTTCACTTTTTCTTGCTCCGGGGCTTGTAGGTGCGGGTCTTGGCCTTGGTTGTCCCCTTACCCTTGGCCAGGCGGGCATTCTTGCCGTGGCCGTTACGTGCGCGATTCTTGGCCGCATTCTCCAGTTTGTAGCCGCCACCCTTGACGTGAGACACATCAGGACCGCCTTTACCCATGATTCCGCGAGCACGGCGCTCACGAGCCAGTTCGGCACGATACTTCTTGCGGCCGGGTTTAGCATTGCGCTTCTTATCGTAAGCCAGCTTTTTCCTGTAAGCCTCGGGGTTCGACTTGTAGAAATCTGCAGTTTTCCGCTTCTTTGCAGCCATGCTCAGTAGTAATTGTCAAATTAGACTTCCGACGCGGCAGCCTAGGGTGTAAAACGTTCCCCCTGACCCCCCATGTCCTGGAAGGAACAACTGGCCAAAGCCTACACGACGATCCCCCAGACATGGAAGGAGGCAGTGTGGAAACTAGGAGTAGCCGCAATGGCTATTACCTCCACTTTGACTGGCTTCTATCTCTGGAAACACCCCCAAATTATAGTCGGCATTCCGACCGACAGACAAAGCCCCGTCGAGAGACTGGCGGGCAATAAACCACTTCGCACAAAAGTCTACGAGCTAATGTCGGATTGGTTTTACAGACATAGGCCCCATGGTTTAATGTTCGTTTCCTGGGAGGAGATTGATTCGATGGTCGGCCTTTGGGTCCGCCCCGCCGATAGATTTCCTGGCAAAGCAGGAGAACACAACCTCACTCCTGACATGCGAATACTTGGTGGACCCTTCTTGTTCGGAGAGTGCGCTCATACTGAGTCGCTAGCAATCCCCGGAAAGATTATGGTCGCTTGTCCTGTTGTTAATGAGTACGACGTATGGGGCTATGTTGCCGCAATCATAGATAATGATCCGGCAGAGATTGCCAGATGTCAGCGCTTAGTTAAGGCTTTGGCGCACCGGGTTACCGTCCTTATCTACTAAGTGATAGAAGCCGGGGTCAGCCAGGGCCGCGGAGTACGCTTTGTCGTGGAGGGCTTCCGAGAAGCCCCCTACAAAAGCCCCGCCTGTCGCACAGGCAGACATAATAATAGCAAGGACTCCTTTATCCATCAGAGGTCGCTCCCATCCCGGTTTTTCTGGCCTGGCTCATAGCCCTTTCCATTCAGACCGGTCACGGGCTCGTTGATTCCCTGTTCTGCCACCACCTCGGGAAAAGAGGCATTGACATCGGCGTCGATGTTTACCCCGTCAATGTAGCGAGGCCCGATTGAGTAAGTGACTTCCATGATCAAAAAAAGTGTAGTGGATTTGTCCCTTTGGTTTAGATTGCCTGAGAAATTGATGAGAAATCAGGCTTTAGCTTGAATTTCCTTGCATGCGGCAAGAATCTCAGCCTTAAGGTCGTTGTTGGGCAGGTCAACACCATGGTCCATGGCGTAGTCAAGCAACTCGGCCTTGGTCATGCTGTCCAGGTCCTCCTCCTTGGCCATGGGTTCGGTCAGGGACTCGGTGCTGTCGAAAGGCTCGGCACCGACTTCGTTGACGATCTCAGGCAGACGCTCGATGGGTTTTGCGGCCACGGCTTTCTCTCCTTCCTCCACGTAGCCACGTTCACGAAGCTCGCGAGCCTGAATGGTGTAGTATGCAGCACGACGCTTATCGCCCTTGACGAAATAGGTCGGCAGCTTCTTCAGATGTGCCATGAAAAAGGGGCCTATATAGACCCCTTAGTCTGCCAAAGGTTAAGAAACTGATCAGCGTGGGAACTTGCGGAGGTGCTCCTCCAGCTCGTCGCGCATGTGCTCGGTAAGGACCTGTTCACCAGAGGCGACAGCAGGAGAGACGCCAGGACCAGTAAAGGTCAGATCCAGCGGGTGGCTACCAGAAGTGAACTGGTTCACCAGGTTGCTTGGGTTGGCAACACCAGCGGCTGCCAGGTCGTACTGCAGGGTCGTGGCAGTCGCCACAGGAGCAGTGAAGGTGTAAGAACCATCCTGGTTACCGCCGCCAGCAACTGTGAATCCAGTCGTGGTGAAGGCGAAAGCACTGGTGTGGTGTGTGCCGTCGAAGTACAGTGTCATGGTGGTGTCACTGATGCTGAAGCGCTCCAGGCCAAGGGTGGTGGC